TACGTGGGACGAGATCACGCCGTGCCTGCTCAAGGACTTGGGCGACGGATGGTACGAGGTGGACGTTGACCATCCGTCGTATCCTCGCCAACAAAAGGTAGGAGCAGAGCCGATCAAGATTGGCCTAGGCGACATGGTGGCCGCCGGACTCTCGGCCATCGGCATCACCAAGAAGCGAGTGTCGTCCGTCGTCGGCGGCGATTGCGGGTGCCAGAAGCGTCAGGAGGCACTCAACGCACTAGGCCGCAAGATCGGCATCGGTTGACGCCCTCGCTACGGTGAGACGCGAAAGGGCGGCCCGTGCCAGACGATCACGTTTTCACCTTAAACGGCGACGAGCGGTGGCTGCTGCGTTTCACCACGCTCAAGGGTGCGGCCTACGGGTACACGTTCAGCCAGAAGGCCAAGCATCCCAGGATTATCCTTGACGCTCGCATGCGTGGCCGGAAGAAGCTCGAGGTGCTGGTGCATGAGTTGCTACATGCATTGAATCCGACGCAGAGCGAGGAGCACGTAGAGCAGCAGGGCAAGGATATTGCCAAGGTGCTGTGGAGCCTCGGGTACCGGGAGGTGAGCGATGGGCCGTAGTGCTGGAACCTTCCGCCGAAAGAACGCCTCTGATCCCTGGCTCGTCACATCGCTGGATGGCAGCGTCACCCGCATCGACTTCTCGACACGCCTATGGGTGCTGCTTTCGAGCGATTGGCACTGGGACTCGATGAAGTGCAACCGGGAGAAGCTGGCAGCGGATCTCCGTAAGGCCAAGGAACTCAATGCCGCCGTGCTCTCCATCGGCGACCACTTCGATGCGATGGGCGGGAAGTACGATCCCCGCAGCAATGGTAAGTGGGACGTGAGGCCGGAGTTTCAGCGGGGCAACTACTACGACGACATCGTCACGCAGTGTGCCGAGTGGCTGGAGCCCTACCGTGAGCAAATGGCTCTTATCACGCCCGGTAACCACGAGACGGCGGTGCGGAAACGGATGGAAACGTGCCTCACGACCAGGCTCGTGGAGCAGCTGCGGGTGCGTGGCTCGAAGTGCCGAGCCGCTGGCTACTCAGGCTGGGTGCTGTTCCGTGCCAGGGCTGGCAAGACGAACACGGCCCTGTACCGATTGTGGTACCACCACGGGTACGGCGGTGGCGGCCCGGTTACTCGAGGCGTCATCGACTACAGCCGCTACCTCGTGGACGTGGACGCCGATTGCATCCACGCCGGCCACGTCCACCAGCGGACGCTGATTGAAGCATCACGCCAGCGTCTGTCGCCTACCGGCATTGCACGGGTAAAGCCGATGCACCTCGTGCGATCGGCAGCCTACAAGCAGGAGTGTCTCACCGATGGCTGGGCCGTCGAGAAGGGCATGAGTGCCAGGCCGCTTGGCGGGTGGTGGATGCTGTTGCGGTGGACCACAGATCACACAGAACTGCGGGCATCATTTCACGATTCACCAAGGGACGACAATGACGACGACGTTTGAAGATGCGAACGCGAAACTGCGGCAGGCCGTCGAGGTTCGCCGAGAGGCACAGGCCGCCGGCAAGCCGCATGAGGAGTGGTACGGAGTAACTGGGGACGGTTCGGTGATAACGCAGCCGCCTGTTGCCGAGCGTCACCAGTGGAGTGCTGAGAAAGTGCTGGAGAGGTTTGGCGACGTGTCGCAGGCGACGACCAATTATGTTGAACCTGTCGGAAATTCCGAACAGTTGGAACATTTGAGGGAGTATCGAGCGTATCCAATGACTCCAGACGAGCTAGACGAAGCCCTGGAACGTCTGGCCGGCGACGGCATCCTGAAGGAGCAGCCCGGCTCGCTGCCGTTTCTGGAGTTGCTCGAGGAGTTGCGGACGCTTCACTTTGAAAAAACAGCCGCGTATGGCGGTGCAACAGATCCGTTTGAGAACGTCACGGCCTCGGCTAAGTGCGGCGTTGAGCCCTGGCGGCGAGCGTTGTGCGATCTTTCGGACTGTGTCGTGAGGATGCAGCGGTACGCCAACGGCCAGCCAGTTGACTACGAGAACGCCTTGATTGACGCCGCCAACTGGTCGCTCATCTGCCTGCTTAAGTTGCGTGAGGCCAAGCGTGGCTGAGCCGCTCACCGATGCCTACCTGCTGGCGTGCGAGCATGCCGCACGGAGGTTCTCGGGTGCCTACACCGGAACCTCGGGCTCACTGGCGGCGATGGTGCTGCACCTCCTTGGAGAAGTTCAGCGACTCAAGGTGGCAGCGGCACTGAAAGAAAACGAGCCGCAGGTTTCTTACTGATCCGGGCCAGCCGGTTGAAGGTGTTGAGTTTTACTCCCTTTCCTCAACATCTCCCGGCTGTGCCCGGCTCCTGTCACGTTTTGTGGCAGAAAAACTACGCTGCCGGCGGCTCTCGCAGATCAATCGGCGGTAGGCAATCTACGCTGCTCTGCTCGGTGGGGCAGATTATTGAGTCCACGTACAGCTGCTGGAGGTTTGGATCTGAGTGGTCTAGCACTTGCGTAGCGGCTGCGGTGCCGCCCTTTAACGCTGCGTAAGACGCACGTGTACGCCTTAGACCATGAAATCCACGGTACTTCACGCCAGTCAGTTTGCAGATCAGTTTCAGCGAAGTCCACAACGATCCTCGAGCACGGTCCCAGTGCCACACAAGATCCTCCGGCTGGCCTCTGTGTAGCACCAGCATGCCGGCCAGCTGCTCGGTGAAGTCTCGTTCAATGTCATGTGTCTGGCCTTTGCGGGTTTCGCCAAGAAACCGCACCCGCCGTCGCTCTAGGTCTACCTCAGACCAGCGAAGCGACAGCAAGGCTGTCGCCCTTTCTCCGGTGCAGTACGCCATGTACAGCAACGTCGGCCACCACCAGGCTGACGGGACTCCACCCGTCTGTCCCCTCCGGTGTCGAGAGTGGCGAATAAGCGTGGCTACGTCTTCAGCCGTATACGCTCTTCCAGTTGCGATTGTCTTCGCCACCTTGATGCGTGGCAGTTCTGGAAACTCCTTCGCCCATCGTTTCCTGGCTGCCAGATTCCAAACAGCCTGAATCATCACCTTGTCTTTCTGGATGCTCGCCGGCCGCACGGGCTTGCCACGCCAGGACTGCGTAGCACGCCATCTCAGGTACCGACTGATGACGAGGTCATCTAGGTCGGCCACGGTTGGCTCGTGTCCTAGGAACGCACGTAGGCGATCCAGAAGCATTCGGTATAGAGCCGCCGTCTTTGGGTTCAGATTTCGCAGATCTGTGTACCTCTCAAACAGTTCCGACAACGTCATAGGTTCCATCACCGCCTCCCTTTTTTCTGTAGTGTACAGAAGTTTACTGTACGTTGCGGAGACTCCCCTCGCCTCCACTCATACTTTCGTCCAGCACCCAACTATCGGCCGCCGGCCGTTCCGATTCTGCGGAGCGTGCCGGTCTGGCCGATTGAGGGGGCTGGGCGAATGGACAGTTTGACTTGCCTACCGCTGGCGGTAGAGTTGGAGCATGGTCACAATGACACCTGACGGGAAGTGGTGCAGCGTCGAGGAGGCTGTCGGGATCGCCGGCTGCACGGACGGGCTGATTCGGCTACGTCTGCGAGAGGGCCGGCTGCAGGGCTTCAAGGCCAACGAGCGGGCATGGATGGTGAGCGTTGACGGCTGCCGGGCCATGCGGGCTGAGCTCGCCCCTCATTCCAACGCCAAGAAGGCCGAGGCCAAGGCCCAGGCGTCCGCCGAGAAGCCCAAGCGGAAGCGGCGAAAAGCCCGCTGATTCCCGGCTTTTCACACGGTTCTAAAAAAATCCGTGCAGTGCTGTTGACTTCTTTACCGATACCGGTAAACTAGTGGCATGCGAGCGAATGAGACTCGCAGCCGCTAACAGGGAGACGAAACGATGACAACGAACTGGAGCAACGGGTCAGCGAATGTCGCTTGGAGCCCGATTGATCCCAGCTGCAACACGGTTGACGTGATCAAAGAAACAGAAAAGGCGGTGCAGCTGAAGACGGGACGTTACGTCGCTTGGTTTCCAAAGTCTGCATTCAAGGCCGACAAGTACGGCACGTCGTACGAAGTGCAAAACTGGTTTAAGGCCAAGATGACCGGATACCAAAAGAAGGCCATCGGATTTGCCTGCTGAGGCACGGAAAGACCAGCCGGCAATCGGGCCGGCTGTCAGCACCGATCAAGGTGGGGCCACCCGGCCTGCCGACAGCTGCGAAACGGGTGGCAATCGCACACAGGATTCTCAGGCCAAGGAGGGCCACGCAATGCAACGCCGTTGGAATGCCGCACTTCAGTCGCTGGTTCTTGTCCGCATCGGCCAGGAGCTTGGCACAGACTCGCCGGCCGCTCGAGCACTGCACGATCTGTTGGAACTGCTGGCCAGCGTGGCCGGCGTGATTTCCCGTTGACACCTTTACCGCTATCGGTATGCTGCTGCTCGTCATTACCGATACCGGCAAGCGTACCTATACATAAGTTCGACTCCCCAAACCGCTGTTTCTCCCGTGCGCCACGCACATAATTCCGATTTGACACCTAACTGAACGGCCGTACACTTTGCCAACCCAAGAGAAGGAGAGCACCCCAATGATCACGAATGACACCTCGCCCGCCGAAAACGAGTACCTCGCCGCCGTCGCCGGCCTGCCAGAGCAGACGGTGAGCCCGGCCAAGCCCGTCACCTACGCCATCGGCGACTTCGTCAGCGGCATCTCTGGCGGCAAGCGGTGGCGTGGCCGCATCTGGAACGTCGAGGGCGATCGGCTCAGCATCGAGATCGACGGCGGATGGCTCGCCGTGTCGGCCCAGGACATCACGCACTGAACGCAGAAAGGACCGGCGGCCAGCGGAGCTAGTTGCCGGAAGGAGTGCGGTGGAACCGCAGCAGCAAGGATGCACTGACCACCCGCAGAGCAGGACGCCGAGCGGGCTTTTCATATCGCAGAAACGACGAAAAGGGTTGGTTTTCACATACGAAAGGACGCACCATGACCACAGAAATCAGCACGCAACGGGCGAGCGGATTGGCCCTTCAATCGTTCGACGACGCTTTCCGCTTTTCCAAGATGGTGGCCTCGTCAGAGTTCGCACCGAAGGACTTCAAGGGCAAACCGGAATCCTGCTTGCTGGCCATCCAGCACGGCAGCGAAGTCGGGCTCAGTCCAATGCAGAGCCTGCAGAGCATCGCCGTCATCAACGGGCGGCCGACGATCTGGGGTGACGCCGCCCTGGCCCTAGTGCAGAGCAGCCCGGCCTGCGAGTACGTCAGGGAGTACACGGAAGGCGAAGGCGACAGCCTGACGGCCGTCTGCGAGGCCAAGCGGCGAGGCTATCCGGCACCCACCACGGTGCGTTTTTCGGTGGCCGACGCCAAGAAAGCCGGCTTGTGGGGCAAGACAGGCCCGTGGAGCCAGTACCCGTCTCGCATGCTCCAGCTGCGAGCCCGTGGCTTCGCCCTGCG